TTAAAGGTACTTCATTGGCAGTCCACGGCTAGCAAGACAGTAAACCACGCCGCAGATTTCCAGATAACCGGCCTGGAAAATTTCGGCGACTGCTAGGTTTGCTTCGATGTTCTCATCCAGCGCCGCCTCGTTCTCAAATTCTTCCTGCGTGACGAGTACTTTCTCCCTGGTGTCTGGATTCCACCGATAGATTTCTTCGTTGCTGATATCAATGAGAGCCGGCTGCTCCTGCATGTGGTTCTGGAACTGTTGCAGGAAATTAAGCATACGATCTTCGACAGATACGTTTCCAGATATGCCATGAATCTTTACGGTATCGAGCTGAGCCGCCAACATCTTCTCTTTGTCCGGATACAGGTGGGCGTAAGTCCGCCATGTGGTTTCGACATTTTCGTGACCAAGGCGCTGTGAAACCATCAGGATATTAAATCCCATCTCGATAAGCAGGGAAGCGTGAGAGTGCCGGAGATCATGGACTCTGATAGGCTCCAGTTCTGCCAGTTTCGCCACACGCTTGATTTCGCTCAACAGATAATTCTTTGTAAAATAAAATAGCCGAGCTTTCGGATCTGGCTCATACAGGGAACTGTAATAGAGCATCGCTTCATCATACAGGAACTTCGGTATGGATATGCACCGCTTGCTGGAATCAGTTTTTGGTGTCAGCAGATATTCACGACCCTTTACTACCTCGAAATTTTTATCTATATTCAGCTTGTACTCATCCACCCCATCAAATAGGAAATCTTCTATAGTAAGAGCCAGAAGCTCTCCCTCACGGATGCCGCTCCAAAAGAACACATTAAAGGCAAGGTGTCCGGCGTGCTTGTTTTCACATTCAATGAACCGTTCAAACTGATCTAGCGTCCAGATTTGCATAGCTTCCGCATCCGCTTTGCCGATGGAGCCGACCTGCTTACACGGATTGTTGGTCAGATTATAATATATGGTGGCATAGTTCAGGATAGCCGATATCTGATTGTTTATGGTTCGCAGGTAGGTGTCAGAATACGGCTCCCCTTTTTCATTCCGATAGTTCAGCAGCTCATTCTGCCAGCGACGGATTGCAAGGGCATCTATGTCGCATACTTTGTATTTTTTAAAATAGGGCGAGATCTTGCTTTCGAAAATGGAACGCTTGGTTTCAAGGGTAGTCGGTTTCAGGCGTGTAGCCAGATCATTAAAATAATTTTCCACCAGAGCAGGGAAGAGAATGTCGCTGCCTTTCTGATAGGTACTCATGAATTGGCGCTCCCATTCCCTAGCATCCTTTTCTCGCTTAAATCCTCTTTTGCGCTTCTGCTTTGTCTCCCCGGTCCAGTCCTTATAATAGAATTGACAGTACCAGGTTCCACGCTTCGTATCTTTGTAGACTGACATTCAATCACCTCTATTCAAAGTCACCTATTATAGTGCATCTGCAGCTATCGCAAAATGGCGGCAATGTTTTTCCGATAACTGCATCAGAAATATGGAATATTTTACCATTCATTTTTGAACACTTGGAACAAGTACTTTTACCCCCGCAGGATAAGATTTTATATTTTTTAATTCCTGCATTTCTAAATTCTGCAATATTCCGTAAACAGCAAACAGAAGTGAATGCGGTATGTATTTCCGAATCGCTCACATCTAAATATCCTATATCAGACAATGTTTGGAGAATGCCTTTAAAATCCGTTTTAAACATGATAGACACGATACAGATTGCCAGCTCCCTATCCGTATCATGTCCTAAATGACGATATTCTTGTATTGCAGAAACATCTGATAATACTGCTTCGGCATTATATGGCAATGAAAAAGGCTTGTCTGGTACCTTATCACATGCATATTCAGCAACAATCTTCTGGGTATTATCAGTGCGTATATATTCTATGGTTCTGGAAATACGGTCTGTCAAGCGATTTACTCGGTCTCTCTCATATTGATCCACAAGTGCTCTGCCCTCATCGGTTAAGCGACAGATTTTCCGAGAGAAGTGCTTTTGGTAATCAAAGGAACTGTTGATGATCCTTTGAATTAAATCCTGTTTCTTTCCTGAAGTGGACATATTATGTTCTTTTAGATATGTCTTGAGATCGTTTATATTATATAATGTTAACGATTCATCACAGACATCTACAGTAATATATCCTTGCTTTACCAATTTTTTTAATGTATATGCATAATCGTTAATACCATGATCATATTTGTAGCGTTTTGAAAATGTGCCGGTATCTGCATCATGCCTGTCTGAATATTTAAGAAACAGGATTTCACCAGTAGACAGCGTTTCGTTATTTAGCAGCTGTGCAGGCGGCGTAACATCACTTGATATTAT